AAAATTCACTCACAGGAACTAGTGGTTATTATGGTGAAGAGTATGAATTTAATTTATCAGAATTTAATGAAAATTGGAATGATAAATGGTTAACCAAAAAAAGTGGAGATAGATGCTTTGGTTGTTCAAAAGAACGAGGTTATTTAGAAACATTTTCAGCTCCAACTCAATCACTCCTTCAAAAATGGTTAAGAGAAGTTCATCAACTGTATGTTGAAGTGCAAGTTGATCAAACAACTTACCCTAAATTCCACTTTGAAGTAACTAGATTTGAAGGAAATCCTAAAGATCTTTCAGAAAGAGAATGGGGATGGGAATCAAAGTATCATGCTGAATACTTGTATAGAACTTATGAAGAAGCATTAGAAACTGGTTTACAAGTAGCTTTAAAACTAATAGAAATTGTAAAAGAAAAATAATATGGCAAAACTAAACCAAGAAATTCAAAAAGTGATTGATAACGCTAGTAATGTGTTATACAGAGAAGAGATCTACATCAACAGTAGACACGAGTATGATTATCATAAACTTGAGGCTATAAAGAATGTAACTGTTCACACACTATACTTCAGTGAGGATGAAGAGTGGGCTGAGAATATGAGAAAACAAGTTGCAATGCAATTAGTGGATAATGGTGATGGTGTAGAAATCATTGGTGCATGTAACAAGAAGGTTCTTAATTATCTAGAAGCTGAACAGCTTCATATATTGTTGAGACTAGCTAGTACACATTGTGTGTATCAAATTGCTGAACCAGCACCTAAAAAAAAGTTCTAATGTGGATGCCTGCAGAAATATCATTGTCAAGCTACCTACCTTCTGAATTGGAGGTAGGAATGCTTTTCGTTAACAGAATATCTGTTGGTGTTGTAGAACCTTACATTGAGCTATTTGAACTAGAAGAGATCCCTGAAGATGCTGATGTATTTATGGCTAAACATGGAGCTCCTGTTGAACTAGTTATCATTGATGAAGATGGAGATTTACTTGCTTCACATGATGAAATAGGTTGGTGGGATGAAGGTGAGGATTCAGATGAATATAGAGAAGTTACACTAGATGATATCAATTACATATTGAGAGAGCTCGATGGTTATGTTGATATAGAAGTAGATGAACAGGGTGTAATTCTTATGGAAGACAGAGTGGTGTTATCACTTGCACCAGAAGAAGATGAATTAGAAGAAGAGTAAATAAACAACTAAATTTTAAAATTATGAAACATTACACACCCAAGGAAGTTAATCGAATTAAACAAGAGATTAGAACAGGTAAACCATTACCTATCATTGCTGATGAATTGTCAGTAGAGTTTGACAGACCACTATCTGGTCTTTATACTAAAATAGTATTACTTGCTAGACAAACTAGAAAGATTCATAATACATGGACAGGCCCTAGTAGAAAATCTTATAAGAAAAGAGCATCTAAAAAAGATAGTGTAGAACAAGTAGTAATGAATCTTGTAACAGAACCTCAATTAGAAAGAAATTTCAAAGACAGAATTGAAGAAATTGTTGAAGAAATTGATTCAAAACAAATATCTGTTGTACAAGAGATCTGTGAAGAGATTGTTGAGAAATCAATTGAAAGACAACCTGCAGAAATAGGTATTGAAGTGCCTGTAGGAGTTATGTCATTTGTTGGTACACCAAATAGAATCGTAGTGTATCAAGATCATGTTAGATATTATTTCGATAACTAAAATTATTAGAATAATATAATATTTTTAATTATCTTTGTAAGCTATGACGTTTATAAATTATTTAGTTAGGTGGATATCAAATAATCTTGCAATGCCTTTTTGGGTTGTAGGACATATCCACCTATCTCTTAATATATATGAAGATTTGCATGAAATTTTAATTTCATTTGGAATGAATATCATAGTGGGAATAGGCTTTTGGCTAGATTGGAAAGATCACAAAAAAACAACAAGACAATGAAAGAAAATATAATTATTTAAAAACGAATAAGATTATGCTTATAACAGGAACAACGAAAGATGGTTTTGATGCAAAAGAAGTGCAAGGGATGTACATATCAGAAAATGGAAATGAATGGTCAAATAAACCATATCCTATTCATAGAGAATTATATAGACATTTAAAATATGTTAATTTAAGTTTTAAAGAAGCTTATGAAGCAATGTTAAATGGAACTTCAAAGGCATCTAAAAGAGTACAAAAGTATGTATTAGCTAATTATAAAGCCATGAACCCTCAAAACAAATAAGATTATGGAAGATTGTTAATAACTTTATTTGGTAGTTTCAAATATGTTGTATACATTTACATCATTAAGATAATATCATTATGATAAAGATTTCAGGAGTTTACATTATTCAAAATTTAGTTACAAATAAAAGTTACATTGGTGCAACTACAGATTTATATAATAGATTATGTATGCATAAGTGGAAACTTAGAGTGGGCATTCATCACAATACCCATCTACAAAGTTCTTTTAATAAACATGGAGAACATAACTTTATATTTGAAACACTTGAAGAATGTAATCCTGAGTATATATATTCTCAAGAAAACTATTGGTGTAATATGTTAGATACCCACAATAGAGAACATGGATATAACATTGATCCTACTTGTCCTGAAGGAAAACGTGCAGTTTCTGATGAAACTAAAGTAAGAATGAGCAATTCTGCACCTAAAAGAAAAGTAATGGTTTATACTATCTATGGAGAGTTCTACCAAAGCTTTACTGATTTATATAAATGTGCTGAACATTTTAATACTGCAGCTCCTAACATTCATAGAAAGATGAACGTAAAGTTTTTTAAAAAGAACTTGATTGATTCAGAATCTAGTAAGTTTATATTTCTTGATGAAAATGAATCAGCAGAAGATGTAGAAGCTTATTGGAATAATATATTTAATCAAATCAAGTCAAGTAATGGTAAATATAAAATATATGATTGCTTTCATAGATTTATAGGAACTATTAATTCTAGAAACTTATCAGATACATTAAATGTACATATTGCTACAATAACATCTTCTATAGGAAGAAAAACATATTTAAGAACATTAAAGATAGAAAAATGAATGTTATAATAACAGATATAGAAACAATGGCAGAATACTTTTTATGTCTTTGTTATGATCCTCAGACTAACAAGTATCATAAGTTTGAAGTTAGTAAATGGAAAAATACATTAGATCGTATGGCAAGATTCTTTGAAGAAAAAAACGATCATTACCATGTAACTTATAATGGATTAAGATTTGATAGTCAAGTGATTGAGTATGTACTTAGAAATTATGAAAAATGGCATGAATTATCTGGTCTTGAAGTATGTGCAAAAATTGCACAAGTTGCTCAAGATACAATACACGATGCAAATTATGAAGTTTTTCCACAATATAGAGAAAGTGATTTAAGTTTTAAAATAATAGACTTATTTACTTTGATGCACTACAACAATAAAAATCGTATGGTGAGTCTAAAGAGATTAGAGTTTGAAATGGATCTAGAGAACATTGAAGAAATGCCTATTCATCATACTAAAACAAATATGACAAAGGAAGAGATAGAACTCACCATTGACTATTGCTTTAATGATGTTGATGCAACTTATGAATTCTATAAGATAACTCTAGGTGAAACTGATCACCCATTATACAAAGGAAACAACCAAATACAACTTAGACAAGATATCTATGAAGAATTTGGTATTCCATGTCTTAACTATTCAGATAGTAAGATAGGTGATGAGATGATCAAGAAGTATTACTGTTCTGAAAAAGGAATAGATTATAGAGAACTTCCTAGAAAAGGATATTTTAGAAAGAATATAGATCTAAAAAATTGTATTGCTAAGTATGTAGTATTTGAAACACCACAACTTAGTGATTTCTTAAAAAAAATGAAGAAGACTCAATTAGGTCTTCAAGATGATTTCAAAGAGCATATAGATTTCTATGGAAATGTATATTCTTTTATGAAAGGTGGTCTTCATACAGAAAATACACCTAAGGTGTTTGAAGCTGATGAAGAGTACGAGATAATCGATTGGGATGTTAGTTCTTATTATCCAGCTATTATTATCAATAATGGACAGTTTCCTGCTCATTTAGGAAAAGAATTCCTTAGAGGATACAAACAGATGTTTGATAAGAGATTGGAGCTTAAACCACTAGCAAAGAAAGACAGAAAGATTAAAGGAATTGTTGGAGCACTTAAACTTGCAGTTAACTCTGTGTATGGTAAGTCATCTGATATGCAATCATGGATATATGATAGGCAGTTAACTATGTTCACCACGATTACTGGTGAGCTTAGTCTAATGATGCTTATTGAACAATATGAATTGAATGGCATACAGGTGATCTCTGCAAATACAGATGGTGTAACTATCAAGATTAAGAAAGACTTGATTCCTTTGATGCATAAACTTAATTTGTGGTGGTGTAACATCACTCAATATGAGTTAGAAAGAACTGACTATTCCAAGATTATCTTTAGTACAGTGAACGATTATTTAGCAATTATGACTAATGGAGAGATTAAAAAGAAAGGTGACTTCCTTACTGACTTTGAGTTACACAAGAATAAATCAGCCAGAGTGGTTCCAATTGCTCTTGAAAATTACTTTGTACATGGTACTCCTGTTGAGCATACTATTAGAAATCATACTAATTTATACGATTTTTGTATAAGACAGAAAGCTTCTAGAAGTTTTCATTATGAAGGAACTAATAGATCTACAGGAGAAAAAACTATCTATAACAAACTAATTAGATATTATGTATCCAACACTGGTGATAAGATATTCAAGGTGAAGAACCCTGAATGTCAAACTAGAGCAGCTGCTATCAGTCAAGTGGAAGCAGGTGAATGGGTATGTAAAGTGTGTAACTTTTTACAAAAGAATGCATCAGTTGACAATGTAAACTATGATTATTATATTGAAAAAGCTAATAGGATAGTTACTAAAATTAAGACTGAGGGAAAACGAATCAAAACAGTAGTTATTCCTAATCAATTAAATCTATTTGAATGAAAGCAAAGGTAAACAGAGAAAACATTACAAGACATCTAATAGAATACCAATTAGAAATGGTTGGTAAAACTATGTTAGATACATTGTATGATGACCAGTGGTATTTTAACATTACAATGACTTCAGAACAATATGAACAGTTCAGGAAGTATGCAATGCCACTATTAAAAAAAATCTTTAAATTTAACAATTCCAGAGCTATTGCCACATTTGATTGGTTTAACATGGCTTATGGATTAAGAATCAAAAATTAAAAATTATGGAAGCATCTATGATTATTGTAGTGGGAGTTGTACTTTCACTATTGACAGTATTAAGTCTCATCTTAATGAATGTTTCAAGCAAGGAATATCCTCCTAAAGAGGAGATTATACGTCCTAAGTTTGAACCTAGAAACATAACTTTCTCACATTGTACAGATGAAGCTGAAAAGCCTAAAAGAAAGTACAAGAAGAGGAGAAAGAAGAAACCAACTGTTGCAAATGATGCACAAGTTGAGAAAAAATCTGTTGGAAGACCTAAAAAATCTGAGTAATGGACTGGATATTGGAGGATTGGGAATATCCTAATGACCATATCTATGCTATGGAAAGACATCATGATCTTCAAATTGAATGGCAACAGTGGGAACAAGAGCAGGAGAACAAGAAACGTTTACCTGCAATTATAAAAGTAGTAACACCAATATTAACAAATGAGACTGAACGTAACAGCAGAACAGTTCGAAGAGCTCATCAAACGAGGTTATAATCTAGATGTAATATTCTTATTAAAGTTGATAGACGAACAATTTGATGTTTCTTCACTATGTGAAGCAAGTATGAAAATTGCTTCTGTCTATCAGTCTTTGATAAGAAAAGCGTTGATAACTAAAGATGATGAAAAGCTTACACTAGTAGGTAAAGACTTATTAGAATTCATAGATGCAAAGAGCACTGCGAAGATAATAAAGAGAAAACCTGCAACAACAGATTTTGAAGAGTGGTGGAAAACTTATCCAGGTACTGATTCATTTGAGTATAAGGGTAAGAAGTTTACAGGTACCAGAGCTATTAGAAAGGGTAAAGATGAATGTAGGCTGAAGTTTGATAAAATAATTCTTGAGGGAGAATATACAGCTGCACAGCTTATATCTGCTTTGAATTATGAACTCTTACAGAAGAAAGAAAGTTCTGTTGCTACAAATAGTAATAGAATGACTTTCATGCAAAACAGTGTAACTTATTTGAACCAGAGAGCTTTCGAAGCTTACATTGAACTAATTAATGATGGAGCTAAAGTGGATATTGCACCACAGAAACCAACAGGAGGAACTGACATATGAGAGAATTTTTTGAAACAATTAACGAATACCCATGGACAACATTCTTTGTCTTTATAATGATTTTGTCTATTGTTGGAGCTTTACCAAATAATAGAAAATGAGTTTTGAACTATTAAATGCAGAGGTTGAGAAAGGATTAAATGATCTAAATAGAGGAATTCCTATGGGATTTGATCGTCTAACTAGATATGTAGGTATTCGTAAGAGTATGTACTATCTTGTAGGTGGTTTGACAGGATCTGGTAAGACATCCTTTATTGATGATGCATTTGTTCTTAATCCTGTTGATTGGGCTCTTTCTAAAGAAGGACAAGCTTCAGGTATTAAAGTGAAAGTGTGGTATAGGTCCATGGAGAGAAGTAGAACTTACAAGATGGCCAAGTGGGTATCTCGTAAGATATTTCTAGACCAGGGAATTATTATTCCTGTAGGTAAACTACTAGGTTGGACTGAGAAGATGACTAAAGATGAACATGATCTATTTCTTTATTATAAAGACTATGTAGATCAACTAAGTGATATAGTTACAATCATTGATGGTCCAGAGAACCCTGTAGGTATAGCAAAAGAACTAAAAGACTATGCCTTACAGAATGGTAAGATTGAGCAATTAGATAAATGGAACAAAATATATGTTCCAGATGATCCAAGTCAGATCACTATGGTGGTTATTGACCACATTGGTCTTCTAAAACTTACAGCTGCTCAACCTACCAAGAAACAAGCAATCGATAAAATGTCTGATGAACTCAGATATGCTAGAGATTTTTATGGATATAGTCCTGTAGTGGTTAGTCAGTTTAATCGTGACATCTCTAATCCTTCTAGGATAAAGAATGGAGATGTAGAACCTCAACTAGAAGATTTTGCAGACAGTTCAGCAACACAGAATGATGCTGATGTTGTTATGGCATTATTTGATCCTATGAGGTATAAAGTGGCTGATCCAAGTGGTTATGACCTTGATAAGTTGAAAGATGGATATGGTGCTAAGTATTTCAGAAGTCTTAGACTAATCAAGAATTCTTATGGAGAAGATGACGTGCGTATTGGTCTTGGTTTCTTAGGCCAGATTGGTATGTTCAAAGAGCTCCCTAGAAAGAAAGACATCACAGACAGTGATTATGAAGCTATTACTAACAAATCTTATTTTCTTAGGTAAAATGAAAATAAATAATTACAAATTTCAACAACAACAAAAAGCTAAACAGGAATATCATAAAGTGAAGAAGATAAAAGAGAAAGCTAAGAAAGCTCCTGTTAGTGCTACTGAAGAACTTGATTACATTAAAAAGCTGTTGAATGGTGAAGAAGTTGAAGACTTTGGACCTAAAGAAGTTGAACATGATGGAATCTCTGATCCTTTACATTGGAAAAATGGTGCTCCACCACTAACTAAAACCTCTTGGGCAACATTAACTAGTGCACAAATGCATCTGGCTTCACAAATGAGTCTTTCAGACTACATTGACATGATGAATGGTAAAGGATATTATAAATAAATTATGACAATAAGAGACAAAAGGCAAAAAGTTTGTTAAAAATTTGGTTATTAAAAAGGAATGTTAATAACTTTTAGCCCCACGATTAGGAAATATCAATACTAATTTTTAAATTTACAAAAAAATATTAATATGTATAAATTTAAAAGATTTGGTAAAGATTATTCTTTATTAAAACCAAAAGCAGTATCTTTATTCTATTCTGGCTTAAACTGTAATCAAATTGCAGAAGAACTAGAAATATATAGAAAAACTGTAGGTAAATGGTTAAGAGAGGCAGGTTGTGAGTATTCTAAAGTAAACAAAGCTAAAATAAATTCCTCTGTATTTAATGATATAGATACAGAGGAAAAAGCTTATTGGTTAGGATTTATCTATGCTGATGGTTATGTATCTACTACTTCAAATTTTGAGTTATCATTATCTTTAAAAGATTTGGATCATTTACTAAAATGTAAAAAGTTTTTTCAATTTGAAGGAAAAATATACACAGATAGTAAACTTAATAGATGTAGATTACAGTTTCAAGATTCGGAAATTGTAAATGATTTAAAAAAAATAGGATGTGTTAACAAAAAATCTTTAGTTTTAACTTTTCCTAAACTAGATGATAATTTCATACCCCATTTCATTAGAGGTTATTTTGATGGTGAGGGAAGTG